TATCAATAGTATACCATGCTCCGTTTAGGTTGACTCCAGGATACGTAGAGACGCCGAAGGTGAATGTCCGTTGAGTGGCCACACCTGATACTACATCTAACACGAACGCATCCCCTAGGACGAATGCTGTAGTGCTGGACGTAATCATGAACGAAATGTTCTCATTTGAATAAGGAACACTTGAATTCATGAGAGCAGTTCCTTGATATCCGCTAACAGAACCAGTTACGGTAAATGTACTAGATGTAGAATCTTGATTGATATATTCAATAGTCCAAGTTTCATTAGGTGCCCCTGATGTTACAGTAATATCAACGATGACACCATTCCCAGTCATACCTACATCAGTAGTGAAGCCAAGTCCAAAAGTTTGTTGATTGGAAGGTTGTTGAAGACCAGAAGGAAGGCCACTCAAATAAGGAGTCACACCATCAATGGTTCTAGGTTCGGTATTATCATAAATGTTGTAATTGCTATTTGCTAGATTTTCAACATCAGCATATTCAATTCCACCAATCACTACAGTACTTTCTGGCTCGCCATACCAGTGACGATCAAGTAGGCCTTGAATGGCGGTTTTCTCTAATAGTCCTAATGTCGAATCTTCAATGAATGCGGTTCTAGGATTGGCAGTAATATTCACAAGCTGTGAGTTTTGTGCAATCATTGATACCAAAGTATTCACTACACCAGAATCTGAAAGTAATGGTTCGATAATCTGGTCGATTAAAACTCTCGATGATAATGTAGTGACTTCGGAATTATTAGACATATTCCAATAGATCGAAAGGTCATCACCAAAAATCTTTACATTTTGATATGTTCCAGATGCATCATTCCAATCAATATATTTTGGTTGACCAGCAAAAGTTCTATTCACCGCAGTCAATTTCAAAATACTCGAATCACGAAGAAGCATAGTATTATAGTCTTGGCCATTAACCATTCGACCTTGAGAATAATATGTAGACGGAGCAACTTGACGAATGTGTTCAATGTCTTCACTGGCCGCGCCATTTTGCAAGCTGCTAATTAATGAAAAAGTCATACTTGCTGTTTCATTAATATCAAATGCCGAAGTATAGGTGAAACCAAGTGGAACATTGACTACGCTATTTTGTTGGATTACTGCATTCGAATTTAGTGATTGTCGAACCCATAGATTGAAATTACCTACAGGGATAGTCGCGAAATTGCCATCGCCAAATAATAATCTGATTTGATCATTCTCTAATGTTTCAACTTCAAATTTCGTTGCAATAGTATCAACATTGAAATAAATATTTTGAGCATTGATCGTATCAACTTGAGTCCAACGTACTAAAGTTGTTCCTGATGTATCAACTTGGTTAATCCAAACATCAGTGTTATTGATATTTTGTAATGTGACATCAATAACTTGGTTTGGGATAGATGTGGAAAAAGACAAAGGAACATTTGACAATTGTCCTTGCTTTGTGAACATCATGAACCCGGTATTATCCGACCCATCACCTAGACCATCATTAGCATAAACAAAATACATTTGTGCATTATTGTCTGGAGTTTTTTCAAATGGCCCATCACTATCCAAATCACTAGAAGTAATTTCCATCGGGATGGTTTGTGTTGTAGTAGTGACATTATAGCCGTAGACCCCGTTAGCAAATGAACTCTGCAGATTGTTAAATGCATAAAGTTGAAATGCAATGTCGCCAACTTGGAATGCTTTATAGGGTGATCCAAATTGTTGAATCATCATGAGGTTGATGACTAAATAAAATTGTTCTTTCCAGAGCGAATTATTAGGATCATTCCAAACAATAGTTCTATTGCTTAAGTCATTACCCTGAGAATCGATGATTGATTCTGTAGTAGAGACAGAAGTCAATTTCACTAGGCCACGAGCTGGTAGATTTCGTGATGCAGTATACGAAATTAATTTAGCAAGCTTAAGAATATTTTGTTTGCGTTCCGCTGTTGGCATGAAGTTTTCATGCGTGGCCATATCTATTCTATATGCAAGCTGTTCAGCGACAAGCGAGAATGCGTCAATAATTGCAATCAGTTCAGATGTTTCAATGTAGTCATTGAATACTTCTGGGTAATACAGTTGCATGTATTGGATCAATGATTCTTTAACAGACTCATAATCAAACGAGGCAAAATTGATTTTTTCAAAAGCCTGGTAAACAGATTGCCAAGTTTCAGCAGCGTATAATGTTGTGATAGTCATTTGGTCCCTTCGACTCTATTGGGTTCTATTTTCATATTTATAATCTATCAGGTTGTATAAATTTGGATGTTTAAATCGCCAGTTATATTGAGTTCAACATATAACAGGTTTGCGATTGCTACAATTGCATATTGATCCGGGAGCGAATAAATATTCAATGACTGGAGTTTAACTCGAGGATCATAGTTAAATACTTTAGTCAAATCTTCCTGGATAATAGATTGGGTATCTTGATCATTAGGCTCAAATGCCAAATTTGGAATACGGGTTCCGAATGATGGCATATGCGGCCTAGAATAATATGTCGTATAGATATGGTTCAAAAGATCTTCATTTACGCAATCGATATTGGTGATAGAAAAAGAGCCACCAGGTTTACTAGCGTTCCTGGAAGAAAATCCTTTGTAATAAATTTTATTTGCATTTGCTACTTTGTTATTTGTTCTTAGCTCAGCCATGATTAATATGCCTTTAATACATCGTCTATTTTTGTTGGGCCTTTGAAACTCATTGCATCTACAACCGGATCAATAAACACTATTTGTGTTCCTCTCATTCCAAAATTTCCAATATGAAAATCTGGTGATAATTCATGTTTGAATAATTCGCGACCAACCTCTACACAGTTTTCTAAGAAGTCTATGAATTTAGGAGTACTCTTTTTAACATCCGCACCAATAAATTCTAACATTTCCGGAACAGATTGTTTCTTTAGAAATTTGTAATTAGACATCCTTCCAAATATCCTATGTTCTATGATTTCTGAACTATCTTCATAACCGAAATCGATTAGTGATTTTGGCATTTTTAAATGTTCAACCCTAATAAATTTCATATCTTGCGGTTTACCAGTTAACGCATGTCTCATTTGAAAATGTTGAATTTTACCATGAACTTTTAACAAATACGGATTATCTTGATGTTTAATACAATATGCGATATATTCTTCATATGCTTTATCATCAACCCAGATTTTTAATACTTCACTATCAGACAGTTCAAAAGCATATCCATAAACTCCTTTACCTAAGAGTTTTTTAAATACTCCTTCTTTTTCTAGCATCTTCATAATCAATGTTCCGGACATTGACGCGTATTTTTTAATTCCACTAAGCTCAAATAGTTTCATCTTAAGGAGACCATAATTTATTACGTGTTATTCCAACGGCAGCACTGCGAGTCCAAGGTTCATGTGTGGGTGCCAATGGAGGAGCTGCAGCATTAGCAGCAGTTGGAGGTGCTTTACTATTTAACTGAATTGTTGATCCTTGTAGAATAATATCAGCGGTTGACCCAAGGCCTATATAATCACCAGCAGTAATAGCCGTAGTACATCCAGAATTCAAATTAATATCAACACCACTTGTAATGTTAACTCCGGTTTTTCCGGACATATTGATTGCACCACCAGCGGTCATATTGATATTCCCTACAGCAGAAATATTGAAATCTGCACCAGTCCCAAATGAGATAGATTGAGCTCCATAAAATTGAATATGGCCATCCGAATCCATTTCAAACCAAGAGTTTCCTAGGTTAGTAGAAACATAAATTCTCTCATTGGTATCATCTAAAATCATTTGATGGCCAGTGGTAGTCTTAATCCTAATTCTACAAAAATCAGCGGCATCTTGCATCGTAATGAAATGGTGACCCGGTGTCACAAAACAATATGCTTGAGAATCTAAATCTGTTGGATCGGTTCTATTAGGATTCTGTGCATATCCTTCCGTTCCATCTTTATTAGTAATAGCTTGAGCGACTTGTCGTTCATATCCACCACGAGTAAAATAATAGGTTTCTGATAACCCAGCCTCTACTAAATTGACCTTTCCTGGCAGGATTGGCTCATAGGAGTCACTAAACGGTCCCAGCGGCCGTTTAGTTGGTGGCTGTGTGATATCTTCAGCGCGTCCGCCAGGAAGCCCTCTCTGGCCCATAGACGGGTAAATACAATGAGTCCAAACTCGGTAATTAGTATCACCATTTATGAATTGAACTAGGACTGATGCACCAAGTTTAGGGATGGCCCAAAACCCATATGATGTGGGACCATATGAGATATCTCCATTTGGGCCAGCTGCCATATTTTTAATTGATCCACCAAATGGAGTTGCATAAAGAGTCCATGGAAGATCATCAATCAAATGGTCTTCATTATCAATCGATGGGCAATATACTCGAACTCGGCCCATCTGGGCCGGATCATTAGTGTCTTCAATGATTCCGATTGTGGTATAAAAAGCCTGTTGTTGGCCTTGTATTGTTCCATTCATTATTGTGTGCCATCCGGTGGTAATAGATCATTCAAATCATAAGCTGCTAGTGATAGTTCTTGTGTGAATTCACCATTAGTAAATTTATTTTCAAAATTAAAGACCCTATAATAACCTTTATAAAAATACGGAATATATTTACCAGGAGTATCAGGGTCTGGTTCATAGATATTTATTTTAATCAATATAGGTATATTAGATCCTTGGTCACCAGCATATGAGGTTTGTGTAGTAGGATCAAAAGGCCCAACCATGGTTTTAGATGTTGCTTCAGCTTTGGCCGCCATGGTATCTAATTGCGCCTGATATGCAGCATCATCATGAGGCATAATAGGAACAATCTGTTGATTTAATAATGCTGGGTTTCCGCGAATAGTCATCTTTCCACTATTCGTATCATTAGCAATACATAATGCCAACATTTTTACATAATCGTCTTTGAGCTTTGCTGAATCCGGTGCAGCGTATATATATCCGCGCTGTGCTTCAGATGTCAATGTTGGCAAATACACTGGGTCATTTTTACGAATCTCAATAACTGATGCAGTTTGTTTTGTTGTTGCTTTAGATTGAGTTGGGTCTGATGTAGCAGTTTTTGATATTCCGGTGACTGCAGTATTTGATCCGGGTCTATTTTGTTGCATAAAAAGATTAGTCAAATTTGCTTTAATAGCAAATTCTAAAATATCACTATTCTTCCCAGTGAAAATATAATCAAAGATCATTCCATACTGTGCTTCTTCTGCATGATGCGCTGCTGAAGTCTGAGCATTAGTAGGTGCTGTCTTAGTTTTATTTACCGTGACTGCGCCCGAATTATTATTTGTTGTCGTTGCATCTGGAGTTTTTGGCAAATAATAATTAACCGTATCAAAATGGATAGTCACTGAATTGTCATCACTGGTTTGGGAAGTAATAACTTGATGGAGTTTAGGAACTTGGCCGGCTTTCATTGCCTCATTATCGACTAGGGCCTGATGAATTTGATCACAGTGTTTAAAAATCTCAGATAGAATTTGAATCACGGTCACTTTAGTGTTTGTATTGATTTGTGATTTAAATCTGTCAGAGTCAGATTGGGGTTTTTGTTGGCTATTAGGAACGGGCTGGGCAGTTTGTTGAACAGCCTGTTGTTCTTTAGGAAATAATTTTTCTACGAAATTATCTTTAGTAATACACTTTACCGTGTAATTACTCCAATCAGATGGAATAGTAAATTTATATTTAACAAGGCGGCCATTCCCACCAGTAGCTTGTTTGACTGCGGTAAATTGATCTTTTAATTGGGCATTAAGTTTTGATTCTAAATTTTGAATTATGTCCTTCAACATAATGCTATTATTATTAGAAACTAAATTTAAATTTCTGTTGACATATAAAATCCCATGATCTTGTAATGGCGCACCAGCGCCCATTCCAACAGCATTAATAACATGAGTTCCACCTGTCGCATCAAAAGATGATTCGACAGCCTGAATAAGAATTTGGACAGGATCTAATTGGATAGTCGTAGTTGTTCCTTGATCAGTATGCCCAACAAAAAAAGTCTTAAGCAAAAAAACCAATCCTGGAGCGCTAGTCTGAAATGTATCATCTGTTAAATTTTTAAAGAAATTTAAAAATGCAACACCGGCAGTATCTTTAACAGTGATCACAAAATTCTGATCCATTGTCATGGCTTTACCGGGTTTCATGCCTACATAACTGGTTGAAAATGACATTGATTCGATAAAAAATTTAGAGTCGGTTTCAGAATTAATTATCATAACAATCGTAGAACCGTTAGAGGTAAATGATTGCCCGTGTTGAAGTTGCGACAATGCAGCAAATGAAGTTTGGCTAGCTTGCAATGTTCTTAATGCTTCAGTGTTATTGCAAGCAACAATGAAATGATGATAGCTAAAACTACGATATTGATCTAATGGATTTGGCGGATTGGACATGTCACTTCTAGATATGGATTAATGAAATATTTATCATTAATCCATATCATAAAAATGTGTCAAACTACAATAGGTGTAATTAAAGGAGGAGTGATTGCTGTTGATGGAACACCCCCTGTTTTTCCATTCAAGAAATCTTTATTGACGCGATCCTTAGTTGGAATAAGTAATACAGTCCCAGCAATAAATTCTTCATTGATATCAAGAATATTGTTATATTGAAGAATGATCCACCATAAACTGGAATCATTATAAAATACTGAGGCTAGTTTATCAGGCCTACCTTCAAATCGTTTTTCTAATACATATTCCAAATCTGTTGAATTGGTAGTGAACATAGTTCTCTCCCACCACTCTACGAAATTCCCATCGACTTCTGTTGTGCCACCATTTGTGTATCTAGAATTTTGGGTGTATGTGCTATTCATTGCCATAATTATATAGTCGCTGGTGAAGAGGATGGCGATGAGAAGCCTTGTGGTGAAGAATACGGAGTTGATGCGGCTGACGCTCCGGATGAGGTTGCTGTTGTTCCGGCTGATGAATTTGATGGTGATCCACTAAATGTAAAAGCCCCAACCATATCACCTGATTTGTATTTTGTGATGTCGAAACTTGAGTATTCTTCAGGTGAATATCCTTCGACTAAGTTCAATGAGATATCCATAATAGTTGGAAATGGAAATCCATCAGATGTCGGAATGTAATCACAATTATCCGGATAAACCCAATGATAGCTTAAAAGAATAACAGGAAGTTTATCAATGTTTTTTGTTCCGTATACACTGAATAGCAATGTATCCGGAGGTGCACCAAGTTTAGCGGCTTGCGATGAGGCTGTTCCTGTTCCGTAATATGGCATAACCCAACTTCTAATCAAATTGATATAGGCCAAATTAGAAGTTGCTTCAGCAGCGGTTCTAGAAATTAATTTACAGGTTAGATTAAATGTTCTAGCATCAGTATTTTTATAAACTTGAATAGTTCCCGGGTGATGGACTGGAGCCAAATGCTCATAGTTAGCCTGACGTGATTCATCGATCTGTGGGGTTACAGTAAAAATAACTTTATCACTTGGGTTTTGTTTAGAAACTATAATAGCTTGAAAACTACTTCCAGTCAATGTAATATTTGTTGCGCCAGATGTAGAAGTTGGTGTATTCCCGGGAACTACAGCTGCATTCAATTCATTAGTGATTTGAAAATTATATGGTGTTGAATTACTTGGAGCAACAGGTAAAGATGATGTCACTGCTGAGGATCCAACTCCAACATTCCCAGAAAGCCCACCAATCCCAGGAACACTTTCTAATTCCGTTGTTAGATCTGCGGTGGATGGTGTTGATGTATCTGGCGCAAATAAATTACTCATTCTTATCCTCTAAATTTTCTCTCAATTCATTCCACATTTGTTTTGCAACATCATCATTTTTAATGGCAATCATGTCTCTAAAATCTTCATACTTGTTTGCAATAACTGCAGCACGAACTGTTGTCCCGGAAACTCCTTTTACATCATGCGCATCAGGATCCCGTTCTAAGACTACAGCTTTATGCTCAATAGAGGAACCATCAGGTTGCTTAAAATATTTGTCTAATATTTCTTTATAACTTTGAGCTCTATTTTCTTCATCACCGAAAGAAAAATGGCCACCGACCACGCACATCGGTTCATATCCCATTTCACGACATTTAATAAAGGCGTCAAAAACATTCCCAACTACAATATATTTGACGCCTTTTCCATATGATGAATGTTCCAAATAGTAAACACGAGATTCGCCAGATAAAGGATTCTTAGATTTATCTTTACTGGTTTCTTTACCTTCTACAACACAAACTATGATTGCATCATATTTGTATTTTCTAAATGCTTTTTTGGCTGCATCAATTATAGCAGAATGTCCGGCCGTGGGTGGTTGGAACCGACCAATAACTAAAACTGCAGTTTTGTCTTGCATTGGGGGTGTCGATTTACCTTTTTTCTCAGCAAGTAAAATCTTTATTGGCATTATGTATGAATTCTCTATATGATAAATATATTTATTGTTTTTCAGATATGTACAAATCTTGAGTCTTGAAGTATAATACTTAGAAATAACCACATAAAAATAATAAAAGGTTAACACACATGGCATCAAAATCGAAGTCAGGCCCAGTTGTCATCATTCCAACACTAGATACTCCAGAATCATTGTTTGGCGAAGAAGTTAAAGAAATAGTTCTTCCAAAAAAACGCATTCCGAAATATTATTTAACTAATGCAGATTTACTTCCTGCCGTCCTTGAATCCAAAAAGCATGGTAAAATGACAGACAAATTAGCAAAGATGCTAATGCTTCTCACTGATAGGTATTCCAGACGTTCAAACTTTGGCGGATACAGCTTCCGTGAAGACATGGTTTCAGCTGCATTAATCAACCTATGCCAAAATGCATTGAAGTTTAATCCAGAGAAATCATCAAATCCATTTGCTTTTTACACAACAGCAATAAAAAATAGTTTTCTGCAATATATGATCGATGAAAAGAAGCAGCGTTTCATCCGTGATTCTTTATTGATTGAGGCTGGACAGGATGCTAGTTATGGGTTTATGGAATCTAGGACTAATTCAGATGATTTGAGTTATGGTGATCATGTTGCTGAAACACGAATCCCAGAATCTAATCCGTTCAAAAAGAAAATTGACGAAGCTAAAGCTAAAAAAACAAAACGCCAAGAATTAAAAGAAAAAAAAGAGAAGACAATTAAGGCACTTCTCACATTTTAAGTATATGAAATATTTAGTAGAACAAAATATAATTACGAAATCCGGTAAAGTCAATACGAATTACAGACATTTATTAACCGATGAAATTATTTCGTATTTGGTTTTGAAGACTCCACATTTAGATAGTGATAGTTCTCCTATGGAGAGGATCTTTAATATCGTAAATGGTATTAATGAATCTAAATTATGTGAAGAGTGCAATGCTAAAATTGCATTTGTTCGCGGATATAGAAAATATTGCTCGACTAAATGTTCCAATAATAATTCTAAAGTTAAAGCTAATAAAGAAAAAACATGGATCGATATTTATGGAGTGTCGAATCCAAATAAATCTGAATCCATTAGAAATAAAATAGAACAAACCTGTTTAGACAAATATGGAACTATAGTCGCATCAAAATCTAAACAGGTAAAAGATAAAACGTCTGAAACAATGATTGATAGGTATGGGGTAACAAACCATATGAAATTAGACGAATTCAGATCAAAATCTAAAAATACTATGTTGGATCGGTATGGGGTTGAATATCCGCTCCAATCAGAAGAAATTTTATCAGCTATGACCGTGACCATGTTGGATAGGTACGGAGTCAGCCATAATTCCAAAACATCAGCTTTTAAAGAACGAATTAAACAGCGATCATTAGAAAAGAACGGAACGAATCATCATTTAACATCAGGGACAGAATCGCAGAAATTAGCTTTTAAAATTAGAAAGAAAAACAAAATTGATGTTTGGCTTCCTAAAATCTTACAAAGTTTTCAAGATAAATACATACCAAAATTTAAATTAGAAGAATTTATTGGCATTGGTAAAGAATATTTATTTGAGTGTTTATCATGTCATACTGATTTCGAAGATATTTTCCATGCGAGTAAAAACCCAAGATGCCCAATTTGTGAACCAACAAATATCTCCAAAGCTCAAGCCGATATTTTAGAATTTATTTCACTTCATTGTGATGATGAAATTATTACTAATGATCGGAAGGTTATTGCTCCATTTGAATTAGATATCGTAATACCAAGTAAACAGTTTGCTTTAGAATATAATGGGTTGTATTGGCATTCAGAATCAAATGGTAAAAATAGTACATATCATTTAAATAAAACTAAGCTAGCCAATAAAGCTGGATTTAAACTAATACAAATTTTCGAAGATGAGTGGATCAACAAACCAGATATAGTAAAATCTAGGTTGTTAAGCTACCTTGGGAAATCACCACAAAAAATTTATGCCCGCAAATGTGAAATTAAAAAAATTTCTGCTATTGATAAGAATCTTTTCTTAGAAGCAAACCATCTCCAAGGAAAAGATTCTAGTTCTATCAGATATGGAGCTTTTTATGAATCTGAATTGATTGCAGTAATGACTTTTGGAAAATCCAGATTTGATAAAAAAATCGAATGGGAACTAATTAGATATAGTAGTAAAAAATTTACTAATGTGGTTGGTGTGGCCAGTAAAATCCTAGCCAGATTTATTAAAGACTATGATCCAACATCTATTATCAGTTATGCCGATTTAAGATGGAGTATTGGAAATTTATATACACAATTGAATTTTGAATGGAGCCATGATTCTATTCCAAATCATTTCTATTTCAAAAATAATAAAGTTAGGGAGTCCCGGCAAAAATATCAGAAACATAAACTTTATGACGTATTAGAGAATTATCAAGAAGAGTTGTCAGCAAATGATAACATGAAAAATAACGGATATAATAAAATCTGGGATTGTGGAAATAAAGTATACATCCTAAAATTAAAATAAAAATAGATGACAATAAAAAAAGGTGCATATTTCACCGATATTCATTTTGGGCGTCGTTCTAATGACATCGTCCACAATCAAGACTGTCTTGATTTTATAGAATGGTTTTGTAGCAATGTACGTAAAGATCCGTCGGTCACATACATTGCTTTTTTAGGCGACTATTTTGAAAGTCGTTCTAATATCAACATCTTAACATTGACCATGGCCTACAAAGCATTAAAAATGCTCAATGAATTAAGACTTCCTATTTATTTTGTAGTCGGTAATCATGATCTACATCGGCGCTCAACTAGAGAAATATTTTCTACTGAAGTGTTTGGACAATTTTCAAATATTACATTGATCAATGAACCTCTAGTCGTAGAAGAAAAAATCATGTTCTCGCCATTTTTATTTCCAGATGAATATGCGGCCCTCTCAAAGTATAAAGATATCCCGGTTTTTGCTGGGCATTTCGAATTTAGAAATTTTATGATTACTGGATACAATCTTGTATTAGAGCATGGACCAGATCATACATTATTCAAGAACCAAACAAAGATATTTTCTGGCCATTTTCATAAACGTCAATCTAAAGATAATGTTGTGTATTTAGGAAATACATTTCCTATGGATTTCGGCGACGCTGGTGATTTATCTAGAGGCATGATGACATATGATCACGATGAAGATAGAGTGGAGTTTTTAGATTGGCATGAATGTCCGTCATACTTAAAAACTACTTTGAGTAAAGCTCTAGCTGATGAATGGCAGATTATCCCAAATAAAAAAATGAGAGTAATCTGCACTAATGATATCGAGATCAGCTATTCGGAAGCCCAATTAATAAAAGAGACATTGAAAGAGACATATGATTTTAGAGAATTTAGGTTAGAAGAAAATCATACTGATCGGAAAGATGCTTTAGAAAATGGAGAGATAGAAGAAAATGATGTTGCTCTTTCAATCGATGAAATCGTAATCAATTCATTATCCGAAATAAAAGAACTAAAATCAATAGACAATAAAAAATTAATCGAATTATATAAAAAACTATAATGCATTTTGTACTTAAAACCCTTTGGATCCGCAATTTTTTGGGATTTGGAAATAAGCTGACTGAAATAGATCTACAAACTCCAGGCACATTACTGATCGTCGGAGAAAATATAGATCGAGGAGGTGCTAATGGATGTGGAAAATCAACAATCACTAATGCTATCAGCTATGCACTATACAACAAACCGCTTGATCAAATTGGTAAAGAACTCCTAATCAACACAACAAATAATTCTAAGAATACCACAATGGAAGTTATTCTTGAATTTGCTGTCGGTGATATCAATTATAAAATCAAACGCGGTAGAGGTGCCGATTATGATACTAAACTATACATCGATGGTTTAGATAAAACACCAGATTCAATTGATAATATCAATAAAGCAATAGTGAATATTGTTGGTGTCAGTTATGAGTTATTCAGGCGGACTGTTGTATTTCGTGGTGGAGATGTTCCATTTTTTGAGATGCCATTAAGTCAACAACGTGGATTGATTGAAGAGCTATTTAAAATTACCACATTAAGTGAAAAAGCAGAAACCCTTAAAAAATTAAATCAAAATCTAGAAAAAGACCTTGAAGTTTTAGCTGCTCAAATCCTTGCTCAAGAAAAAGCAAGAGATCTTAGAACTAAACACATCAGTGAACATCAAGCTCGACTTCTTAAATGGGAAGCTGATAAAGCATCGACTGAATCTAGATTATCAAATTTAATAAAATCATTAAGTACTATCGATTATGATGAACAAGAACAAATTCTTAAAGCCATCGAAGAAATCGAGCCTGAGTATAAAAAAGCAGAAACAAATAAAGTTTCACTCGAGAAAGAATATTTAGCATTAGAAAAACATCTCATTAAAATAAAGAGCGAACTCAAACACCTAGAAGAACAGAAATGTCCATACTGTCTTCAAAAATTTGAAGGTGGCGAATCTAAAATTGTAGAACTAAAACTTGATATAGAAACATCAAACAAAAAATATCAAGATCTAGAATTTCATATATCTACTCAACATGATATAGCATATGAAGCCAAACAAAAACTTGATGAATTAAAACCAATAGCAAAATACTCCTCTATCCGGCTTTTGTTAGCGGAGAAACAAAATATAATAACTTATGAATCTCAATTTTTAGCTAATGCGTCTAGCGTCAATCCACATATTGAAGCATACGAATCATTATTGAATGAACAAGAAGGTGTAGTAGATTATGAAAAACTTGATGAATACAAATCAGAATTGGAACATCAAAAGTTCCTACTTAAATTACTGATTGATAAAAATTCGTTCATTAGAAAAAAAATCATTAATAGGTCTGTCCCATTTTTAAACAAACAGATCCATTATCATTCTAAGCAACTCGGTTTGCCACATATAGTCAGCTTCAATCCTGACATGTCCTGTGCGATCTCAGAGTATGGACGAGTGCTAGACTACGGTAATCTATCAGGTGGTGAAAAGAAGCGCCTAAACCTTTCCCTATCGTTAGCCTTTAGGGATATGCTTCATCATCTCCATTCTAGTATCAACATGCTGATTCTTGATGAAGTTGATGCTGGTGCAATGGATGTCATTGGTGTTGAAGCTATTATTAAAGCTGTAAGATTTAAAGCCTCTGAAGAACCACTAATGGCAGTTTGGATCATTAGCCATCGGCCAGAATGTCAAGGCCGATTTGATCGTGAAATGACGGTAAGATTCGAAAATGGATTTTCTAATATCGACAGAATAGAGACACTATAAATACTCATGAACAATAACGGAACTTTTGTAGCAGTAAGATTTAGAGAAGATATTGTTGTGTGTTGAAACTTGCATCTGACCTGTTGTCTGATAGACATTACATGCTGCGAGAACAATTTGATGCAACTCACGACTTTGAAGAATATATTCCTCACATAACACTATCATATGATATAGGTGATTTTGATGTTTCTAAATTACCAGATATCAGGGCGGTTCTTCCTGATCTTTACATAGTCTCAGAGTTCAATGAGGAATTAAAAGATGTCGGAAGTATTAGTCAAGAAGCCTAAGAAGAGAGTTAATGGTAAAGCTAAAGGCGGATCAAATGAATTAAAGGTATCAAAGCTTTTAACTGAAGCTTTGACCCCTCTCAAGTTCAAAAGGTCTCAGCAATCTGGTGCTATAGTAGGTGGAATGAATTCCAAAACAGCCGGTGATTATAGTAAGCTCACACTTGCTTTATTCACTGGCGATGTTGTTCCAACAAATGAATGCGTAGACGGAAATCCACGATTTAAATTTGTTGTTGAATGTAAAGCATATAAAGATGCGGAACGCATGGAAGCTTTATTTGGAACTTCTAAAATATATGAATGGATCAAAGAGGCCGCAATTGATGCTGCCAAAGTTGATAAGCGCGGAATTCTAATTTGTAAATGGAACAACACCAGCCAGTATTCCGTAGTAGAACCAGATATCATTCTCCCAGATGGAATATCATATTTAACTTTGATCAATGGGATTAAAGTTTGTTTGTTGGAAGAGTTGTTAAAATATCCTGATTTTTGGATGTCAGATGTCAGATAAATTTCAACACACCAAAACAAAAAGGGAGTATAATAGGCAATCAAATGATTTACCATATCGAACAGATATAGTTAAATTGAATAATCGTTTCGATGATCTGGCTCGTCAAATTATAATTACATATAAGACATATTCAGACATCGAGGAAAAGATAGCTCCTCTAGTAGCTCGTAATTCAAGTAATACTTCATTTTTTCTAACGAGAGAATGGATCGATGAACAAATAAAAAATTCATACAATATGAATCCCAGTATGTATCGTCGTCTATTAGAGAATATTGAAAAGTTTTACCAGAAACATAAATCATCCAAGAGACTCCCAAGTCCACACATCATCAGCCATAGGTCAGTCCATTTTGGTGAAGGTTTATTTGAAATAAAACCAATTGATGTTACTAAGTATTTAGAAGCAACAAAAGATCATATTCGAAATTTTAAAGTTAATTCAGTACATCAAATCAATGTTGATGGAATTAACTCTTTTTATATTGAGAATATGAGATATGCTAAATATAGGTATATGATTTTACGTCCTAAGTTAGGAAAATCTGGAGCACCTATGCCAGATAAATGGGAGATTCTCCTATTCACTTCTGATTTAGGATATAATGTCGAACATATCGACACAGAGAAGAATCCCAGATATAATGGGAATATACAATAACAATAACAATAAAAAATAATATGAATACTAAACTCTGCAGAAAGCTTCGTAAGATTGCTAAACAAATGGCTACCGCTGAACAGACATATCAGGAATCAGATAATTATAGATCTCGTCTAGAGAAACTTCCTGATGGCCAAATGACTATTGTCCAAGATAAAGTACAAGGCACAATTCGTTTAGATCCAAAATGCGCTCGTGCTCTTTATAAGAGATTTAAGAAGGAAGCTAAAAAAGCTAAGTAATACAAAATGGTATCAAAAATGGTATCAAAAATGATACCATTTTTCCCACACTCATATTCCATGTAGTAATTTTCATGTCGGAGTCGTTAACCTCCATGAGTCGGTGAGGTCTGCTATGAGAGACCAAGAATCCGTACACAACCCCGAGTACGCGAGAGGCACCATAATCGTCGTTAAGAAGAACAATCAAATATCCATATATTGTCGCTCGGTTAAGTGTTTAACAAATAAATTCCTAGATGAAGTCACAAAGACTTCAGGAGTAGAATGAATTTTGGTTAATAATTCTACTTGGTATGCGTCACTGAATGCAGTCCACACAAATCCTGATAAAGCAGTACCTAGGCAGGTTGAAGAAATTCTGAAGTGTGAAACCAAAAATTGCTTAATGTAATTTGACCCGCGCCGAAAGGCGCCAGGGCATCCTAAGAGAATCTTAGAAGACAATAAATTAAATAGAATAAATGATTCGACTCGACTTAATAAAAAAAGAAAAAATTCAGAAGGAATTAAGTCGAGTCGCTAGACCTCGATCTTAACTTCCTTCTTACACTGAGCTACGCGAAGTGTATATCTTAGATCAATATATAAATTTCTATATTTACCTATATACAAGCTATGAGGCGCTTGTAGGAAAATGGAATTGCTAAAAGCCCGGCAATTCCATTTTCCGGAATTTTTTGAATAATCAAATAGACATAACTGCTTGAGGATTATCTTTTGCATTTTTAATCTGTCTATTAACCAGATCAGCAACAACTTCTCTTTCTCCAGCAGACATATCTAGTGCTTCATGATAGCCAAGCCCACCGCGCATAAAATAGACTAGTTCTAACACCGAAGTTAGGATATTCCTGGTCTCATTTCCTAACTGGCTGATATATTCACCAATTTGACCAGGATTACCTGTTTTGATTATCCTGAAAAAAAATTTACAGGATTGAGAGGCAATTCAATAGTCATAACCTCTCCACAATCTTTACATATTACATCTTGCTCAAATTTTGGACCCCATTCATTTGAGCTATCTAATGCATCAGCGACATCACTAATATAAGGAGCTGGTGCAGATTCAACCCATTCCTTAATCATTGCCTTATCAGAAATCCCATCGATATTATCAATCATATTCAATAAATTCTTGACCATATTTTCTTGAATATCTAATGCAGTTGGAACATCTTTATTTGTTGCTTGCAATAAATCGACAATATGTTTAAATCTAATAGGTTCTAAAGTTACTACTTGTTCATTAGGTAGAATTACTGAATATCGTTGACCGATCGTAGTAGGATCTAATTCACGAATACCCATAATGATTTGTTCAATATCTACTTCATAGGTATGATCTTTACTATCTTTACATTTGTGATTTGCATCAACTCGAAATTTTGGTCCATATGTCACAACACGTAAGAAACACATCAACGCATCGATATCACGACCAAATAACTCCATTGGGTTTCTGATATCTTCAACACACTCAGCTAAGACTTCTCTTACTGCAGTTCCACTGAATAACATATCTGGATTTTTAATCTTTATTTCTGCTAATGCAGACATAGGCCGGACATGAACTTCTCCATCTCTACATATATCTGAAATTTCGCCATTTTTGTATAGATATCCGCCAGAAGGCAATTTGAAAATCCGCCCAGGCAATTTTATTTTTGCCATCAACGGATTTGTAACTGGAGCTCTTTGTTCCATAGTATTCCTTATAGGTATTCGAAATTATTTATGATTATTTTATTGCCTGGAATTTGAGTCTTTTATCAGGCGGAATAATTTTGTTTAATGCCTGTATTGATTCTTTAGTCAGTGAAATGTTCCTATATGGCATAGGAACAATCTTCCATAATGGGCATTGTTTAATAATCCCATATGTCACCAATAATGGAAGACCTTGGATAAGTCGAGGCCTGTTGACTTCGAAAATCCATCTAATGAAATATTCTTTTGCTAATTCTGGAAGTAAATCCAATTTCAACCCGCCCATAGTCAACATCTTTTGATTGATGCCAGGCAAAAACATCACGGCGTGTTTAGCAATGAAGTCATTGAAGTTCATCTGTGCCGGATCAAAAACTAATTTCTCAGTTTCTGTTTGGTTTGATTTAGAACTGGATGATTTATGGTATGGGTTCATATTATTATTTATCACTTATTAAAGGAGGCCAAAAATCAATAAATAAAGAATACTAATAGGAAAAGGGTATTTGAATGTCGAGCTCAAACCAATCCGTCGATATCAGCCGTACATTAAGTGATCTAACGAAAGAAATTCGAAAGATGTCAGGGACTGGGCCAACTCGAGCTCATACTGGCGGCGCTAGAAAATCTGATGATGCAATAGATCCAAAATCAATAAAAGAAACAAATAAGTCATTAAAAGAAACACATGACGCATTAGACAAAATGAATAAAGGTCTTAACATGACCAATGCTTCATTTAAAGAACTACATGATGCTCATACGGATGCTATTAAAGGTGTTGTCAATACCACCAAAGGAAATGTTGTAGCAAATAAATTATTGGTTGATTGGATCAATAAGAACGTCAAGGCCCATACATTCTTAGGTGAGGCATTATCTCATACCACTAAGACTGCAGCGGACCTAGAGAAGCGCCTAGAGCAAACAGGTGACTACCTAGCTGAGTACTCCGAAGCCGTAAGTAAAGCTTCATCAGCTTCCCTATCATCAATTTCAGATGCTGGCGAATTAAAGAAAGCTTTAGATAATTTAAATAAGCAAATTACATTATCTGCTGACATTCAGGAAATGATCGCTAAAGGTCAATATGATGCCGCAGCAAAAGCTTTAGATGATGAAGCTAAAACCGCTCATATGATTCGTGACTCTGCAAGAAAGACATCTCTTCAATTTGGATTACTTGCTGGGGCAGCTGGGAGTCTTGGTAAAGGGATGTCTAAAGCCCTTGACCATATTGGACATAGTTGGATTAAAGAAGCTGTTGAATTATCTGGCGCCTCTGCTTTAGTAATTGAGGGCGTTAAAGAAACATATCAACAATTTTGGGAAACGGCAGGGAAAGGATTTGGCGGTGCTTTCTTAAAACTCTCCGGATCTGCAATAAGCCTTGGTATTTCATTAGACTCATTATCAACAATCACTAAACAAAATATGAATCTTGTTGGTAAGATGGGACTTGAAGGATTTACCAATTCACTAAAGGCGACGCAAAGTAGTTTGATGCAACTCGGTCTATCTACAGAAGAAGCAGCAAAGACTAGTGCAATCTTGACACAAAATGCTTTTTTAACTGGCGTCGATTTAAAAAATAAAAAAGCAGTTAATGAAGCTCAACAAACTCAGATTAAACAATATTCGGAACTTCGTTCTACCACTGGTGAATCTATTGAAGTATTAGCTGAACAAACAAAGTCAATATTAGAAAGTAATGACACGACTAAAGCTATGCTTGGTATGGATAAACAACAACGGGCATTGATGGTCCAAAATATTAATGCCGAACGTATTCGTCTTACTACGATGGGTTTAACCAATGAAGCGACCCAAGATTATATTAAAACAATGCAATCAATGGGCGCTGAAAAGGCCGATGATCGAGTATCGGCCTCAAATAAAATCTTATCTGCTGGTGCTGTTATGGGGATTGATGCCGATACAACTGCCGCCGCCTCTAGAGCTAGATTAATGACAGATGCTCAACGTGCAGCCGATCCTACAGCACAAGCAGATTATGACAAATTCACCAGAGCAATGGCAGCAAAAAATGGTCAAATGAATGGAGTTGGTAGTAATCTTGCTACACAAAAGACTGCAGATATCGGCTTTGGGATGCTCGCCACTGAAGATCAACAGCAAGTTACCACAATGCAAGGTGCTGCTACTGGAACTCGTGGATTAACAGAAGAACAAAAGAAATCTAATGCAGCACTTGGTAAAGTCCCTAAAGCTATTGCTGATACTTCTGCTAGAGTTGAAGAAGCCACTAAAGCATTAGAAAGCCCATTAGCTAAAATTGTTGCTGGAGTGGCTGGCATATTAGCAATTTTAGCTTGGAACAAATACAAAAAGAATGCCATAGAAAAATTAGAAAAAGGTGCAGCGCGCCATGCTGGCCGCGAAGCGGCAGAAATAGGAGAAGAAGGCAGATCAATCCAAGGATCACGTATCGCCGGATCTGAAAGTGGATTCGGTAAAATGAGTCGGTCCGCGGATGAACTAGCATTCCAAGGTAATAAGAAATATATGCCTATGGATAAAGAAACTCGTGCATTTAGAAGTGGCCGTTATTCAGAACTCAACACAAGTATAGGGTCATCACGTCTACAAGATTTAGCAGCGCGCCAACGTGTTAGAGGTGTGAGAAGTAAAAGAATTCCTAATTTCTTATCAAAACTTGGTATGCCAGAAAAAGGCCCTATCACTGAATTTGGTGGTAAGGTTGGTGGGATGCTTGGAAAAGGCGCCAGTAAAATAGGCGGGGTTTTAGGAAAAGGAGCTAGTAAATTAGCAGGTATGGGAGCCTCTGCTTTAGAACTGGGGTCAGAAGCTATTCCGGTTGTTGGTGAGATAGTTGCTGCTATTGGTGGGATCTATGGTGCTTTTCAAGGCGTTGAACACGCTGCGACTATTTTTGGTGTTGATACTAAAAAAGAAGCGGTCACCACATCCGAAAAAGTTTCTGCCGGGATTGCCGGAGCATTAAGTACTATTTCTATGGGATTGATACCAGAAGATGG